CCGACGTCCAAGCAAAACTTGCGCAGTGCTTTTAGTCCGTCTTGCTGTGTTTCATACCCACTTGGCCTACCAGTTTTTTCATCCGCAAAGGACTTATTCGGTCCGCAGTCTATGTCTAGCCAGTATGACTTGAGAGACTCGACGTTATCTTGTGTACGGCTGTTGCCGGTTTCAAACTTCGCTAGTCCAAAAAATCGCACCACCTTTTGGCTACGTACTCCTCTATGGTCGCGTCTAATTCTTCTCTGGTTTCTACCATGAGTTGACGCGAATGGATTTTATCTTTGACCGCAAGAAAACCGTACCATCCGCCTTGAGGGCGAACTAGGTCTATGAGGTCTGCGTTTTCCATAAAGTTACCGCTCCAGTTTGGCAATAAGTTTTTCTATTTTTACTGCCACTGGTGCTTTAGGATTGGAAACCCCCGCAAACCAATTATATACCGCTTGGCGACTGACATTTAGTTTCTCCGCGACCTCAGCAACGGGCACATCTTTTTTGATGCACGCCGCGCCGAGACAAACGCCTAGAAGTTTTTTGTCGGCAGCCTTATTCAACTCTATAAGTTTTAGGCTATATCCGTAACTCATTAGGCGTCGTCGCCTCCCCAGTCGTTAATAATAGAAGCTAGTGGGTCTTCTTCACTGGCGACTGCGGGAGCTTCTTTCTTCTTCTGCCGCTTTACTGGCTCGTCTACTTCCTCAACTTCGTCTTCTTCTGGTTCTTCCGAACGAGTTATTGCCGGTGCAGGTTTGGCAAGGGCAGGAGTCTTAACAACGCCGTCTGTCTGGGCAGCGGTAAGTTTAGTGTACATGTCAGTCTCAGGGCGTTCCTGTGCCGCCAACACTAGCTCGTACTCGGCGTCGCTGATTTCTCTAACAGGAGAGAACACAAGCTCCATAGTCTCTGCGTTGCTGTCGAAGCTTATGTTAGTTACTACCAAGTCTGGGGACATGTTGTTGTTGACTAGAAACTTCACGTAGCTCTCGAATGGGTGAACGTTGCCCGTGCCTTTCCCGAACAGGGATTTAGCAGGAATGTTAAACTGGTATATTGTGCCAGAATCATCACCCTCAAGGATTACAGCTACCCTTCGTTGGTAACGACACGCTTTACCGCCGTTCTCACCTGAGCCTTTTACGTTCTTAGGGCAGTTTACGCAGCTGCTATGCTGGGGGTCACCCGCATTTGGTTCTGGTTTGTCACCGTTGTTGGACCAACAGTTAGGCAGAGTAGCTTCCTTGTTGGGGTCGAACTTTTCTTTGTAGAAGATACGAGACACGTCGGTCAACATACCAACAACTACTGCGTTAAACTCCCCACGGATAGCGTTACCCACCTGCTCCCCGTTGACCATCTTTCTAAACGTGCCGTTGATATTGGCTTGAATTCTACGGTTGCTGCCCGACGAAGAGACAGCCAGTTTTTGGGCTAGCGCACTTTGTCGGTTGCCTGTAGCTACGCCGGTTTGTCCTGTGAATATAGATATATCATTGCTCATTATTTTAAGTCCTATTTATTAGTTGGTTTTACGAACAGAGACAGCGTACCTACGATCTGATTGCAGACCCATGGGTAAGACGTCTGGGTTTTCTTCGAGAAACTCTCGCATGTTTCCGTTGTGGATTCGTTTCTCTAGTAAATGATAAGCTTCATTTTCGGCAATGAACTTATACATTCGATCCCAATCACTGGTCCAGTAAGAGGAATAGACCCTTCGCGTAAGCGTGCCAAAGGGGGTTTTAACGCTGTCTATGTCTTCTTTTGCGCATAGTTCTAGCATTCGGTCACTAATAAGGTTTTGCTGTTCCTTAAGTTTTTTTACTTCTTCTTCTTTCTCTTGTATAGCCGTCCGCATGTTTATATAAGCGGCGACTAATTTGCCTGTCGTATCGTCTGTCATTACTCCGTCCTTTTGCTAAGAGGGATAAGGAGCATAGCATTTGTATAGACAATGTCAACACCTATTCAACTTCTTTTCTATACAACTCGACAATTTTATTATGGTTAAGCACATTGTTTTTTAACATGCCGTATATTTTCGCTTCTACTTCGCTGCCCTGTATATGCACGATGGTCATGCTGTGCTTTTGGCCGGGCCTGTCTATGCGAGCGTTTGCTTGCAAGTAAGTTTCTACACTCGTGACAGGTGCGTACCAGATGATAGTATCTGCTGCGGTAAGAGTAAGTCCGTGCGAAGCCGCTTGAGGTTGAATGATAAGCACTTGCGGGTCGTCTTTCGTTTGGAAGTCGTGGAATATTTTACTGCGGTTGTTGAGCGAGACTTTGCCAGAGATGATTTCTGACGGTATCTTGTGCTTGTTTAGAAACTCCTTGAGCAGCTCTATCGTGTGGGTAAAGGGTACAAAAACCAATACTTTATGGGAGGCTTCGTTGATAACCTCAAGTACTACATTAAGTCTGTTTTTTACGTCGAACTGAACAACTTCTCTATCGTCCGTGTAGACCGCACCCCCCAGATATTTGGAGCAGCTTGTTTAAGTTTGTAGCGGCGTTTACCGAAGTAATTTGCTCCCCCGCTGCCTGCATGGTCATTTGTTTTTTAAGCAACGTATAATATTTTTGTTGTTGCGCAGTAAGTGGTGCTTCCCTTTCCACGGCTACTACCTCGGGTAAGTCGAGACATTGGTCTTTCTCAAACCGTATGGCGGGCTGCAAAACGTTGTGTACTACTTTGTCGGCTCCGGGTTTAGGTCGCCATATATGCTGAGACACCTTATACATGACTGTGTCCCTGTAAGGGGTGTAATACTTAGGCACGCGATGAGGGCTTACTAACTTAGCTAAACCATAAGCATCAAGCGGGGATTGCGCTGCGGGAGTACCTGTCAGCATCCATAACCTGTCTACTGTTTTTGCTAGGTCGCGTAGTATTTTCCAACGATTAGTTTGGGCATTCTTGTAAGCGTTAGCTTCGTCTACCACAATCAAATCGAACTGGCTTTTTAGAATGGTGTCCTTTACTACGGCTACCCCGTCGAAGTTTATAATGACAAAGTCGGAACCCGCGTCTATTATTTTTTTCCTTCTGTCAGCTGCTCCATGGGCAACAGAACAACTACGGTGCATGGCGAACTTAAAAAGGTCTTCCTGCCAAGCAGACTTCATAATAGACAGGGGGCATATAACAAGTACTCGTTTTATAAGCCCTAGTTTCATCAGGTAATCAACCGCCCATATAACGGATGCGGTCTTGCCTGTGCCCGCCTCGTTAAAACAAAAAGCTTTTTTGTACAGGCTGAGGAAAGAAGCCGTTGTCTTTTGATGCTCAAAAGGGGTTAGTTTACCCGTCCATTCGTAGTCCCTAAGCATAGGAGACGGCACTTCTTTTGCTCCCAACTCCGCTAGAGCAGCGGCTTCCTCGAACTCCCATTTAACGGCTAGTTCTACAAGCTCGCCTTCTTGCCCTATTTTTTTTACAGTTTTTTTATCTTGTCCGTTACTAGTTCGTGGCGCTTAGTTTTTAGCACCAAAGCTTTGTCGTTAACTATTCTCATGCTTTGCTCGTCTTCTTTTTGCGCTCGCGGTCACTAGTCTCAGACACAAGGTTGCCCTTGGAATCTCGTTTAAAAGAACGGTTGCGGCTCGCTGTCTCTACTCTAGTACCGTCAGAGTTCTTGCCGCCCTTGTCCATAGCCTTGACGTGGGCTACGTCCTTGCCGTCGCCTTTCTTAACCTTGCCTTCTTTCTCAGCCTTACGGCGTGCAGCATTGCGTTTTGCACGGTTCTTCTTTTGTTCTTCAGTGCCTTGGTACTTAGCGTACTCGGCTTTGTAGTCTCTTGGCTTTCTCATTCGCTCCATTCCTCTAGTGTCTCTGGGTTATGTACAAGCCCCTCAATGTCGTTTATACACGCTTCGGGACGCCAGTCTGTTATATAATCTCTGCCTTTGCCGAGGTTACATTCTTCGCAAAGTAGTTGTAGGTTAGAGAAATGAAGGGCTAGCGCTGGCACGTCAGACTTTGGGATTATGTGGTCTACATGTATAACTACCCCGTGATCTTTGTGGTTGCGCCCACAAGCGGCGCAGTTTCCCCCGTATACTTCTATAACTTCCATGCGGAGTTTCCTCCACGCCTCGAGCATGTCTTTTCTAACTCCCCAGCTACTGGGGGCAACGTCTTCGTAGTCAAGAAGTAAACACATACGGCGTCTAAGTTCTGCTATTACGTTATAGTGTCTACTCCCGTTAGCTACTCGCCATTTAACCTCCTCGAATAAATCCCATTGCCACCACTGTATAGGTTTCCCACCCTCCATAAGACGCCTAATAAAAACCTTTTGTGGGTTGCTCCTCATATAACACCACGTATAGTTCTTTTAATAAATCCATTATGTATGCAGGGTAGCCGTTTCTAGTAGAGCGCAAACTGTGTATCAGCGGCTCGTTAAGCGCCATATACCGGCGCGGGGTGAACTCTTTTGTAACATACGTAGGCCACCAGTTTAAGTTACACCACATAGACAACATGGCTTCGTTGTCTTCCCGAAAAAGGTTAACTGTATCCATTTTTTGTATCATCTGCATGATTTATCTTTTCCTATAATGTTCACACGAAGTTACTGGGCACCAACCACACAGAGGCCCACTGATTGCATTCCAAACGCCTGACTCTTGTGCGCCTTCTAGTCTCTCTAAGTCTGGCTCAAACGTAGCAAAGTAAGAATCTTTCTTTTCTACTACGTGTTCTTTTTGTATAAATTCTTTGCTGACCACAAAGGCTAGGGCAGATTTAATTACCTTGAGCTGTGGGAAGTGTGTAAATAACCCAGCGGCTACGGCGTCTAACTGTTTAGTGTCCGCGTACTTCGCATTTTTGCTTGTCTTGTAGTCTATAGAGTGCGCAATATCACCGTTGATTATTACTAAGTCTGCCACGCCACGCCACCAACATCATCAGCAAAGAACGTAGTGGGCGCGTAACCGTCTTCTGTTTTTGCCACGCCTAGCTTAAGTTCGCAGTGCTTCTCCCCCTCTATTTTATCTAACGCTTCTAGCACATTGTTTATAAACGCGAACTTCTTAGGTACTTCTTTTCTGTCCCTAATAAATTCTTCCGCTGCTGTGTGTACTTCTTGCCCGTAGACCGTGGCAACGCTGCCTTTGTCTTTTACGTCCCTAGCTACTTTTAAATGGTAGTACTTTTTAGGGCACTGTTTAAATGTGTTTATGCTACTGTAAGACCATGCAGTCATAGTAATAACCTTTATTTGATTAAGCCTTTACTGCGGGCTAAGTTTATCAGCGCTTGGTTCATTTCTTTTTTGTCCTGCGCTTTCTTCTCCACGCTACAGCCGTAGCATGTGTAATCTTTACCTTTGTAATATTTGAGGAGTACGCCGTGCCTAACAGTCTTTTCTTTTTTGTCAGGCCGCGCACTGTATTTTTATCAGCTCCCTCCCAGCTTTTTTAAACTGCTCTCGTTCCTCTCTACTGTTCCCAGTAAGGCCTTTTACTGCTTCGCCCAATGACTGTTCATTATAAGTTCTCATATCAACGCCTTCGCTTTTAGTATTTCGTAGTTTGCTTTGTGAGCATCTTCAATCTCTTGTTTGCTTTGCCCCATGTAAGGTACGGCGAGGTGTTCGGTTACCAGTGCGGTGTTAATGGTTAGGTCGCCCGCTATCTTTATTACTCCGAGGTATCGTCCGAACTTACCTTTCTCTCTAGTTTCGAGCTTGTAGGTTCCTCCGACGTGGAGCATCTGTTCGACAAACTTCTTTGCCAAGAGTCCGGCAGCTTTTTCTTCATCATCTCGCGTGCGGCACTCTGGAGTATCAATACCGTACAAACGTATGCGCTCACCGCGACGCCAAGTATCCCAACCAAGGTCCACATCCACATCGACTGTATCTCCATCCACGACTCTAGTTATGGTGCAGTTATATTCATACATTACTCTTTTCCTTTTTTGGGAGGAAATACAAAGCCACCGAGTGTTCTTTTGTCTGGGGAGGTTAACGAAGCGTTTCGTCCACCATCAAACTTTTTCTTTTTAACAGGCTTGCCATCAGGGTCAACGGTTGTAAACGCGTTCCTCGGGCACTGCGTTACCTTGCCGCCTTTGGCTAGATACTTCTTAATGTCCTCGGCAATCTTCTCGCGTTCAAGGTTCTTTCTGGTCTGGTGTTGGCGTGTCTATTTTTGTTGTAGTCACTATTTAATTCCTGTGTAGAAAACATGCTTGTGTATTTTGGTTGTAACTTGTCCGGTGTATGCCCAGTGTGGAAACACCTTTGTACTGTGGTAGTGGGTCGCGCCTTGTGTTTCGTCTTCTACGTTACCACTGAGCCATGCTATATAAAGCGCGTTAAACCATGCCTGTCTGTTCTTGGGTGTATCGCTCTTGCCGTCACAGTAAAACTAAACTGGCACTTGTTTCTTACGGGGTTGCCGTTCCAGTAATACCCCTGCTTAACCACGTCGCACGCATTGTCTGGGTAACGTGGGTCTTCGATTCGATTTCGTACTACTTGGGCTACTGCAATCTGCCCTGCACTGGGTTCGCCCCGCGCCTCAAAGTATACTGCGACTGCTATGCACATCAGGGCGGGGGCAATCATCTAAAAAACCTTTTGCTTTTTAAACACTCTATTGTTTTCGCTGCGCGGAGTCGAGTCTCGTAGTCGAACGAAACCCACCGAGCTTCCAACAAGGCAATGCTAAACGCCTTTCTCGTTACGGCGAAAGTTTTTGATATACGCTCTACGTCCTCTGGGGCGTCATACTGCATTTGCTTTATTAGTTGGTCGTTAACGAACATAATCATTCCTCCTAGTCGTATATGTTGTGGTTCTCTTCGAAGGGAACGCACGTTTCTAATATTATTCCACCCAACTCGGCGGCGGTTCTTTTCGGCACAACTACAATCATATTAGGTTCAACTTCTACCACACACATAGTGCGCTTCTCTTCTTTTGCTACGTACTCTGCTTCTTCTAGCGCAGCCATTGGGTCAGTGAAGTATGACATCGGGCACCTCGTATTCGTAGTTTATGCAGCGTTCAGCGGTTGAAAATATATCAGCCCCGTTTTTAATATGAAACCGCATAGCTGTTTCTGTATGGGGTGACATTGTTATTACTGCGGATACTTCTGGGTGCAGAAAGGTACGGCTTCGAGTAAGTTGTTTATTAGCTTGCTGCCGTGTCCCTTTTGGTAGGACCATATAGCGTAAGGACAAACCACTGTGCCTAGCTCCCCGTACATCGCTTCTCGCTCGGCTAATCGCTCCGCAATCTCCTGCCCTTTACCTGCGGCTAAAAGTTTTAGTTGAAACTCAGCTTGTGGAACAAACTTACAGATAGCTACACAAACAACTGCGGCTATCTCGCCTGTCTCGTCGTTTACTTCCGCATACACACGAAAGGGGCCTTCAAACCGTACGCTGTTGTCCCTAAACAGATCAGGGCGAACGGGGTCGTCTTCTATTAGGTACAAGTGGCTGGCTACGTTGCATTCAATCAGCATCATCATCTCCTTCCGCGAGTATCTCAAGCAGCTCCGTTATCCTAGCAAGCTGCGCGAGTACCGTCTCAACATCTTCTTCTGTGAGTTCGATTGTTATTTTTTTCATTTGACGTTGTGTATTTCAATCAGCAAGTCGATGCAGTGCTTGGCTTTCTCTAAGTCGGACAAGGGTTGCCCCTTTAACTTCCACCTAGTTATATACTTAACCACATTACCTTCTAGTAGCGACAAGCCGTTCTTCTCTGCGTACTCGGCAGGTTGGATCGCCATGTTCTTATAGTGTGTCCCGCCCGTCTGTTTCTGTAGGGGACTGTCCTTCTTCGGTTCCACGTTCAAGTTCGGTATCTCTGCTGTCAACATTCTCTTCTCCCTTCTGTTCTGGTTTCTCAAAGATTTTTGCCCAGTTATCCCCGAACTCGTGCAGGGGGACGAACGTGGGCCTGCGCTTACTTCCTTTGCCATTCATTTGTTCGCCTCTTTAATTTGTCTAAGCTGCGCCGCTATTTCTAATTGGCGGGCGAACAGTTTAAGCATGGCTCTTATATCTTCGTTAGTCATCATAAGCTCCGTGGTCTGCTAAGTACTCAGCACGATCACGCGCTAGCTCAGCAGGGTCAATGTAGTCTTCGTCTTGCTCGTCTTGCCATCTATCTAAGTCTGCGTCTAACGAATCTCTGTTACTCATTAGCGTGTCCTCCACTAGTCCCTACAGTTAACTTCCACTTTTCCGCAGCCTCTTCTTTACTGCCATCATCTGGTTTGGTATCACTTTCGTCTTCGCCTTCAGGGCCTCTTTGTCTATTCCCTTCACCATTTAATTCGGTCAAGTCTTGTTGAGTCTTTCTGAAGTCTTTATCTTTACTCTTCATTAGCTCGCCCCTAGTTAGTTTTAATTCGTGCGCGACTTCTCTACTTAACAGTATCCCAGTCGTGTTTCTTGCTTAGTTCTCTAGCCTTAATTTCAATGTCGCCCATAGCGTTTTTTCTACTGCGGTGCCTGCTATGCACCGCGTTTTGTACCGCTTTACCTTTTTTGCGCCACTTAAAATTATTTATGCTCTCCAAAAGCGCTTCGTTCGTGTGCTTGCCCGACCAAAGACAGGTGTTTAGTCGCTCACAATGTTCTGCAACGAACGCTTTAGCTGTCTTGCTTGCCCTAAATTCCAACTCGCCGCGAGTCCCCCAGTCCAAGCACCGCGAAAGTTGGCACGAAACTATGAAGTTTTTTATCTCAACAAACTCAGCGTTAGTGGGTTTGTTAGTACGCCCGTCTAGCTTTTTCGCAAGGTCTGACTCAATACCTCTCAGGAATGCCGTGGCTATAGCCCACCCGCTTGAATCAGCCTTCCAACACGCTAGCAAACTCGTGTCCCAAATTTTCTGTAACTCTGCTTGGCTTAGTTTCTTATTCATTAGCGTGCTCCTGTTCATCCCTAAGTGCTTCTTCTAGCAGCTGTTCTAAACTAAATAAGCTATCATCTTTCTCCCCGCTAGATATTTTCTAGTGTCTCCATCAGTTCCGCTCGAGTTGTCATTTGTTTTCCCTCTTAATTTGTCTAAGCTGCGCTGCTATTTCTAGTTGTCGCGCAAATAGTGTAAGCCTCGTTCTAATTTCTGCTTCGGTCATGTGTGTTCCTAGGGTGCTGGTATCAGTCTTCGTGGTCTGCCAAGTACTCAGCACGATCACGCGCTAGCTCAGCAGGGTCTATGTAATCTTCGTCTTGCTCGTCTTGCCACCTATCTAGGTCTACGTCTACGGGGTCTCTGTCATTCATTTGCGTGTCCTCCATTGTTCTCAGCCATCTTCTTTCCCTTATAGGTCGTTTTCAATAATGTAAGTAGCTAAGTCCTGTAGTTTTTTTGGCGTACCTATAGCTCTCTTCTTAGGGTTATCGCATATCTCACACATCGTATTACGTACTAGTTCGCCGCGAACGTAGTTGGCAGAGGTCGATCGGAGTAGTTTTGTATGCCCGCAGTCAAGCTCGAGCGCCCAAGTATTCGCCAAGTGCCGGTCACTTTTGCGGTAGTATTTTCTGTCTAGTACTTTCACGCTTGTTCCCCTAATCAAATTATGGTGCGTGTTACGCTAACAAGTATTCCCACCTATTCAGTTCAACTTGCTTCGCTTCGCACGACTAACCGTCTCGTGGCTTACTCGGCAACGCATCCCGCTGGAAGTGCGAACTCCAGGTTCCGCACCGTGAACGTGATCGTTAACTGAGGGTGTTTTTGCTGAATATGCCCACCGCCCACTGGGACACTTAGTAGGGCAATCGAACCCTACCCCAACACTGCCTACAAAAAACTTTCTAAACATTAGGGCTACTGCATCAACATTCTCTTCGTTGATTACCCACGCTTCACCGCGCGAATTGCGTATCGCGTTTAATTCTCTGTCCTGTAGGGCAGTCGTAGTGTTCTTACCTGCCTTACATTCTATTGCCCAGAACCTACCGTTGAAGCATCCCACAATGTCGGGTACGCCACTCCGCCCGAATCCTCCCGTTGCAGGAAAGAAATAATACACAGATTCTCCAAATAATTTCAACTGTTTTACCACTCTATCTTTAACTTTCTTTTCAGGTGTCATCGCCATCGCCTTCGTCTCCTTCGTAGAATATCCAGTACACATACTTGTCTATCCGCCTACCTATCTTGTTCACGTACTCAGTAGGCGGTTCGTAAGACATGGTGCACAACACCGCAACACGCCTCGTAACCCAATCCGGTAGCTCGTTGATTGGTATAGTTATTTCTTCCTCGAATATAGCGTAGGGCTTGATGGGTATACCAAAACGTTGCACCCTTGCCATACCCCCGACGAATTCGACTCGGTAGGTATACTTGTCTGGTGACAGCGGTGCGTTAGTATCCGGCAAGGGCTTCTACCTCGGCCATAGTCTCGGCGCTAACGTAGACACACATCGCATCCTCAACAAAGTCATAGTCGCTCGCGTCTCCCTCCACGCAGCCAATACTAGTCAGCACCTTAGTTTTATACGAATACCTCACCGACTCCATCGCATCCGCGCCGGTAGCTTGCAGTACAGACAGCTTAGCCAGAACTTCTTGGGGTAACTTGTTTACATCGTCTACGTGCTTGATGCGCTGCATCCCACCTGCGGTCGTGTCTCTGTAGTGAAAGAACACCTTGTCTATATTCTTTAGCTTGTATATAGAGAGAGTCTGTAGTCCATCGCACGCAGCAGTAGAGTCACCTAAGTCCCGCTTACTCTCTAGGTACTTGTTAGTGCAGTCCTCAATTTGATGGCGTATGTCGGCACGTACTGGGCGTTGTTCCATAGTAGCTAGGGAATATTCGAGCAGCGCCTCATTGCTTACGGAGCTGCTCATTGAGCTGAACACCCGAGACTGGAGTTCGCCTAACTTCTCTTGGGCTTGCTTAAGACCTCGACCAAAGGGGTCTATAGTTCCCTCTATAGCTTTCTCTAACACACGCTCACCTGTAATACTGCGAGTATCTTTGACTAGCTTAGTCGCGCGGGCTAGGGTCTTGGTTAGGCTAGTGAAATGCCTAGCGCTGCAGTCTATGTTGTACTTCTTAGAGTCAGCGTATGAGAAGTAACGCTCGCGGTTGGTGCTTACAGTCATAACTATGTAGGCGTCCTTGTCCCACGATACCTTGGCATCGAAGCACATACTCTGGGGGCTAAGGCGTATGGCTAACGCATCGTCTGCGGTGTGTCTGAACTTAGCGAATGGGTGAGACTTCTTAACACGTTTCTGTAACGCAACTAACTCCGTTGCCATTCGTGGAGAATAGTTGTCTACCTCCATCTCGCGGTTAAGTGATGCGTCAAACCCAAATGTTTTGTCTGTGTGGTTTCTCATGGTGTAGCTCCTGTTAGTTATAGGTTGATGTGTAAAGTCTTGCCTGTTGCGGGTGCTGCGTGCTTGTTATCTAGGATGCCCCATAGTAGTGGTGTGCTCCACGTACCCCACCGTCCGCCTAGATAGCCATCAGTCAGCACGATTACTGCCTGTGCGTTGATGTTGTTAGCTTTTATATGGTCGGGTACACACTGCACCATCGTACCTCCACCACCTTGTGGCTTAGTAGTTTGTGTAAGTTGTTCTAGAGAAGCCTTAGCGTTGGGCACATCGCCGTATACTTCCTCGCTGCACACCTTGGTATCCCAGTACAGTATGCGAACGGATTCGGGCTTGACCATATCGCAGACACCCTTGATCTCACTCAGGCACTTGGTTAGTTCATGCTGTCCAATACTTCCCGACGTGTCGATGGCAATGACTAGCTCCCCTACTCGCTCGGTAATACCACTAGGTCGAAGCATGCCCATCGCTAGATGTCGTCGGCTTGGTTGTCTCCATGTGCTGTCGTCGTTACCCCTACATGTTTCTGTAATGAACTCACGCAGCACCTCGCGCCAGTTAACCTCGGGCTGTAGCAGTTGGTCGATAGCGCGGTTGCCTCCACTACCTACCTTACCTGCGGTCAGCGCACCTTGGCGTACGGCTTGGTCAATCTCTCGTGCTAGCCCACGCCGTTCGTCTTCGTCCATCTCCTGCGCACCTTCCCAGTCGTGTTCGTCTAGCCCACCACCTGCACCTGCCCCGCTGCCACTACCTTCACCTTCACCTTCACCTTCGTCACCTTCACCTTCGTCACCTTCCCCACCACCACCGTTCTCTTCCTGTTCTTGTTTCAGTATCTTGTAGACCTGCGCTGTGTCCATGTTGCGGAACTTCTCATCGAGCAAGCCTATGTCGTTACCCTCAGCATCCTTGGGCATCACCGCAAACATGTCACGGTTCTCATCGACAATCATCAGGTTGATTACATAGTCACACGCCATGTTGGCTAGCTGCGCATCGTCCTCGTACAAGTGATCCCACGTAGTCAGGTGCTTAAACAGCTTGTGGTATGTCTCGTGCAGGATAAGGAACCGGAACTCTGAGTCGCTTAGTCCATCAGCAAACGCACGTCCATAGTAGTCATCGCGTCCGTTAGTGTAGGCAGTAGGGCAGTCGTCCTTGATACCCTTCTCACCGATCATTAGTACACCTGCGAGAGCCACGTACTTCGGGTTGCCCATGATCTGCGTGATGTTTTTAGATAGCCGCTGTTCGGCTGTGAGTTGTGTGTTGATTGCTAGCATGATTCGTCCTCCTTAGTTATAGAATCTATAACTTACTTGTCAGCACTGAACATATAGTTGTTGTTGAGGCACCAATCTTGGAAGCCCTTGTTCTGCACCACGTAGTCACGTCGGCTGTAGTTGGGTGCACGTACTCCATTAACGAACAAGCCCTGTGCTTCTTTGGCTAACCTGTTCATGTAAGTCAGCCACTGTGCCACCCACTCACGCTCAACCGTAGCAAGGGCACGGTACACCACCATACACACGGCAGCCGGACTGTCAGGTATAGGTGCACTCATTGGGTCGTCCTTGATCTGTTGCTGTGTCGGTAGCTTGTCAGCCAAGGCAATAAAGGCAGCTAGGTCTAGCGCAGTGCGGTCACCTATCGTACCAATGAGCGCAGCGGTAAGCTGTGTGTCGTCCAGTACATGACGTAGTTTGAGTATGTCACTAGACTTCTCGCCAGAGCGTGGCGTCCAGAAGGCAGCTCGGTTGCTACGTGGGTGGAAGATATAGGGGTTCTCGTCTGGGTTCTCGTACTGCTCGAACGAGTAGAATAGCTCGGGCTTCTCTTTACAGAAACCAAGTAGGATAGGGTCGATACCGTTGTCGATACCCCACTCAATCCACTCCATGTTGTCGGGCTTGCGCATGTTCACTACGGTGATGCGGTTACGGGTGTGCGCAGGTAGCAGGTCGCCCACTCCCTCGGTGCCTTTGTTAGTTGTAGCAAATACAATGCTGTCGGGGTGCAGCTCGTACCCACTGTGCTTACGTTCGAGCATGATGCGGTTGCATGCCAAGATCACCGAGCGGTTACACTTACCGATCTCGTCTAGCATTAGGATCACAGGTTGGTCGGGCAGGTGTAGCCCAAGGTCTTCGAGCGGCACGGTCTTGAATGTCTTGCCGTCGTCTGAGTACTTCACCATAAACATGTCAGCCGAATCGACTAGGGTTGTGCAGTCTAGGTAAACAGGTTTGTGGGTTGGTCGCTCGCTTGCGACGATGTTGAGCACAGATGATTTGCCTGTACCCATGTCACCTTGTAGCAGCACCGTAGTGTGGTGCCCGATAGTGTTGATGAGTTGCGCAGCTTGGTTGATGCCGAGCGCGTAGATGTTGCTTGCTGTAGTTGCGTTGTTCATGTTGTGTTGCTCCGGTTAATTAGTTATAGAATCTATAACTTGTTGTTGTCATGCGTTTAATTATGTTTCTTGCTGTTAATTATGTTTCTTGTACGTTATCTATTATAGGGTAGTGCCAAGTTAAGTCAATGGTACGAAAGGGGGATAAATCCCCCTCAGTTTTTCACCCTTTACCACCCCAGTGACGGCAGGTTCTTAATAATAGAGTCCACGTTCCGCTTGGTCTCCGCTCGCAGGTGTGGGTTAGAGCGCAGCCCGTCCGTGGTTACGCCTTGTAGTGCAGTGCGCAGCTCGCGCCTTAACTCCTCTAACTTGGGGTCTTGGGTTATGTTGCACGCTTTGAGTACGTCCACTACTGCTAGCACGTTATCTACTAGAGTGTGGTGAAACCCTGTCGCGCGCTCACCCTCGCCATAGTCGAGCATCTTAGACATGTTCTGGAGAGGTTCTAAAACACGTTTGCCTACGTCAGCCATCGCGCTAGTGAGTTGTTCTTGGTAGAACTTGGTGTAGCTTTGTTCTAGTACCGCTTTAGCTTCGGTGTTTACATCCACACGGAAGTCTCCGCAGTCAGGCACCGGCATATAATTCACCTGTATCTTGAACTTACCGCGTAGCACCTCGACCGATGGGTAGTCCTGCGCGTTGTACATATCGCCTAACTTAAGCTGCTGCGCGGTTACCTCCCACGAATACACCGCCAAGAACTCCTCTACTAGTTGGTAGAAGCTAACCTTCATCTCCTCTATGTGGCGACTGTAGTCTAAAAAGTAGCTGTTGGTCAGTAGCCTGTGACCCATGTTAGACCACGGAAGTGTCGCGTTGCGGTGAAAGTCCCTTATGGTAGTCTCGTACCGCTTTATAAGTAGCTAGCTCCTCGCAGTCCACTAGCAAGTCCTTGGTCACGCGCGCTGCTTTCTTGTTTGCGTTGTTCAGCGTGGTGATGGTGTTGCTCGCTTTCTTGTCCTCCTTACTACCCTTCCACACGCCGATACTTAATTCTGCTAGTAAGGCACTACTTCCGATGGAAGGTGCGTGGTCGGTCTGTGGTTGAGCGGGTGTCTGCGGTTGCAGTTGGTGTACTTGTGCTGTGTTCATGTCGTTCTCCTAGTCGTTATATTCAGCAAGTAAATCTTGCAGGGTTACAGTTACAATCTGGTTGAGTACTACTGCTAGCTCAGGGGGTACGGCTATTGGGTCTGTGTCTTGCGCTACCGTCACCCAGTCTAGTGTTGCGCTATCGTTCGGGTCTTTCATAACAACATCCCCCAAGAACACGAGGCAGTAAATGCCTGTTAAGAAACCAAGTGCGCCTAGCGCACGCATCGTCCATATAAACCACCCTTCGCCCTCGTCCTCCCAAGCGTACTTGTTCTCGGGGTCGTGGATGTTCAGCTTTGTGTGGGGTTTGTAGCACTCGCCCACTGCGTGGTTCGGTTTCACTGAGTTATAGATTCTATAACTTGTTTTCATATCGTGGTCTCCTCGCGGTTTGGTTGGGTGTTGGGGGTAGTGTTCGGGGTAGTGTTCGGGCTAAGGTTGTAGAACCGGCCGCGCTCAGTACGGGCGAACTTGGTTAGCATTACTCCGCATTCAAAGCAGGTAGTGAAACCCGCAGTAGCGCGGGTGCGGTCATACAAGGTGTCACAAAGCAGACACCCGATAGGGCTTAGCGATTCTTCTTTAAGTCTTTGGCTCATTAGATGAACTCCCCGTTGATTTGTGCGGCAAAGTTTTTGATGCTCGCGTCTATGCCCAGTGCACGCAGTCGGCTTCGCGTTGTTGTAGTAGGCCAGTTGCGGAATGTGTAGATGTTAGGTACCACCTCGCCGGTGTCTTTATGTACTGTAGCAATGTGGTTAGCGTGCAGGTACACGTCAGCGTAGTTAGTGCCCGTTTTGGTGCAGTGGCCGTGTGATACTTCCATAGCAGGATAGCCTTGCGCGTTTCTACCGTACTTCCAATCGGCGTCTGCGTTGATGGCCGCGTTCATTTGCTCTTCGATTTTTCTCATAATGTGTTGCTCCGTTGGCTTGGTTAATAAGTTATAGAATCTATAACTTTCTGCTCGTCAGGGTAGCTATGTAAACATCTCTCCCTAACTGACAACCATTATACCATGTAGGAATGTTAAGTCAAGTCTGTCAATGTTTAGTGTTGTGTGCGCGACGAGCACTATGTGTAGCTATGTTAAGTTATATTATTCAAAAAATAGGGTAATGTTCCAAAACTGGGGTTTTTGGGAGGTAGTGAAGGCGTGTGTGCAAGTTACTGAATTGCTTAGAGTTTTATTTGTATTAGGGCAATCTTCTTTTTTGCTTTGTGCGTTTTGAAGAATACCAAGTCCTTGAATTCGTTGGGCTTTTTGGCACTTTTAGGGGGTATTCTTCAAAAATTTCTGAAAAACAGTTTAAGGAGAAAACAAATACGCGAAGAGGGGGATCAGACGACGTAGCAAAACATGTTTGTGTAGTTAGACTTCTAGTACGTTTGCTTTTTTCTCCTTTTTTATATTAAAAAAGAATAATATAATAAGTAAGTAGTAAAAAGGGGGGAATATTGTACAGCTACACAAAGCTACACAAAGCTCAACTAATCTAAACGCATCTAAACATAAAACGTCAAAAATGGTTTTCCAAAAAAGAAGATTGCCATAATACAAAAAAAAGCTTAATGAACTCAATGACTTAGCTACGCTTAGCGAACACCCAGTTTTGGAACATTACCGATATTTTGGAAGAATACCAAGTTATAGATTCTATAACTTTTCGGCACGCCGCTCGGGAACTGGTATTGGCCCGTTGGGCTTGGTGGAACTGTGTGAGGCGGCACGCCACTTGGGAACTGGTATTGGCCCGTTGGGCGGGTGGTACGGAAACTACTTGGTGAGAAGCGTTGGGCGGGTGGTACGGAAACTACTTGATTTGGTTAAGCTCTTCTAGCAGGCACAAAAAAGCCACCTCTCGGTGGCTTAATTAAACTTGGGTGGCTACTTGATTAGGTTAAGCTCTTCTAGCAGGCACAAAAAGCCGCCTCTCGGCGGCTTAGCGAAACTTGATGGGCTATCTTAAATACTTAACCGTAGGGATTGTAGGGTCTACCTCCGCAGCGAGGTTATTGATAAGCGTACTAAGATCGTATCGCCCAACCTCGCTGGCATCGCACCAAGTAGCGACCGTGCCAATTCATCCCTCAATCTCAT